TTACCTCTTTAGGTATTTCATCATATGGGTTAGTTTTCCATTCATACCCAATAATTTTTGCGATAATGCGCGGATGATAGGCGCTATAATCGAATTCAACTAAATAGTCATTTGTTGGTGTGAATGTTTCACGGGCGCCGTTATCTTTGTTTAAAGCGCTGAAATTGATATTGTTAAACGCATTAGTAGGGCGGGTTGTTTGGTTATATAAATTAAAATACCCGTATATACGACTATCAGATACTGAATAATCAGCCCAACCAAATTCAAAATATTTTTTGAGTAATTTTTCGTCAAATCCAATACCTTGTTTTTCTATATTATAGAACACATCAGTATAATCATCATTCAAATATTCATTAGGCATTAATCCTAAACACCATGAAATGTTGTTAAATATATTTTCCTGTTTTTCATAATGCTTAGAAATAGGAATAATACTATTTACATTTTTTAAATGAAAAAATTTATTATAAAAATGGTCATGTAGTGAGGTATTGAATGCTTCTTCCTTAAGTGCTTCGGGCAACATGAAGTTTATATCAATGATAGGCAAATCATCACCAATTAGATACTTAGTTGCCTTTTTATCTAACGTATATATACGTTCATGCTTTTTAGTAAGGTAATTTAATACTGATTGTAATGGTAATTTAAATGCCTCACTATGATTAATAGTAAATAAATAACCTTTTGATGTCGGGCATTTATAATATATCAAACATGTTTCGCTCAGCTTAGGATGAAAATTATCATTAAGCGGAATTATGTTAATAAAGCAATTTGTGCAGTCAGTATGTAGTCGACTAAGTTGATCCTCAGTCTCAATAATATAAAACATAACCTTTGTTTCTGTAAATATAATACTACAATCTTAAACCTCCAAAACTAGCTATATTTTGGGTTCGAAGTTCTTTCAGCGTTTTGTCTAATAGCAGGGAAATAGAACCTGCTACTGTTGTATTCATTGGTTTAAGAAGCATATTTTTTGATTGGGCAGCAGTAGCTCCATCAAATATATCACCATTTCCTCTCACATGATAGTAACCAATATATTCTTTTCCATTACTTCTATACTCTAATTCTCTACCAGATGTGTATTGTCCAGAAATTACTTCTATAGATTCAATAACAGCAAATTGTGTTAAATTAGAAAAAAACTTTTCAATACTAGGAAAAGCTTTAGATTTTGTTACTAAAATTCGTTTATTAGTATCAATTATACCAGCACGAGGGAAATCTTTATTTTCTCTATTATCACGTAGAGGACCAGTAATTTGCCAAAATATAGAAGTTACGGCCCACATTGGGTAATTATATACTCCTCCCTTGTATAACAAATCATTATATGTAGGCTGATCTATTTCTAAAAATATAGAATTAGGTGAATTTCTTCTTTTAGCTACATAACGTGTAAAATATCCTCTATTATAGTCTTGAGGAGTAGGTTTTGGAAAATATGGTAAGGGTTCTTTTAATGTACCTATAATTGAATTAGCAGTACCTGCTCTTCCATTAGATAATAGGGAATAAGCATCGTTGTTTTCGCTATTAGGGATTTGGGGATTAGAGAAGGCTACACTTATAGGTTCCAAAGGAGCAGAAGGACCTTCCATTGGGTTTTTTCCTGTTTTGAATTTTCCATCAAACGTTTCATAGTAATATCCCACATATGGTTCTTTAGTTGTTGGATTTACAAACTTATCACCATTAGTGTATTTATTATCTATTACTCTATTTTTCGGAAAATATTGAGCCATTATCCTAAATTCTTTTCTATTTGTGATTTGTATGCTTTTAGCATCGCAGCAGGAATATCATAATGTCCTATGGATGTTTTTGTCATTCCTACTTTTCCAGCTCCTGCATCTACTAAAGTTTTAATGTTTCCATACAATCCATTAGCGTTTGCTCCACCATAATAACTTGCACCACCCCATGCTGATGGGTTATAATACAAATATTGGAATGTTCCTCCTCTATTTTTAACTGCGTTTACTGCTTCTACTAAAGCATTAGAAGGTACAGGATCCATCATTATAAAGTTTCTAAGTTCTCTTCCTGATGATTTAACTGCTGCTAATACACTGGCACTATTATTCCCACTTCCTGAATAAATACCTATACTTAAAGTTTTTTGAGTTAATCCTGCTTTGGTTAATAATTCTTGATATTCGCTTTTAACTTTTGAGAATGGAGTGGTCCAGGTTGTTGGAAATACTAAAACATATTTATCAAACCAATCAGCTGCGGCCTCAGTAACTTTTTTAGGCATATAATCTCTTCCAACCACCCCACCAATATTAATACCTGGGTAGAATATAAGTACATTAACTTCTTTGGTAGTCGTTTTAGGCAAATAAGTATAAGTATTAGTTGTAGTGTTTTTACCACTATTATTTACTGTTATTCTTTGTAAGTTTTCTTGTTCCTGTCTTTGAACAGTAGGATCAGTTGTTGAACTTGGATTTGTTTCACTTCGAGAAGGAGCTGGTGAAGCAGGTGCTGTTGATTTAAAATTTGTACTTGTTAATTTAACACCAGCACTAACTTCTTTTTTCAAGAATAAACTTTGCCCAGTAATACTTGTTATCCATCTATTACTTTCTATAGTATTTTCTATTTTTCTAACTACAAATCCTAATCTTGTTTTAGAAGGATCACTTCCTTGATATGATAAAGGTAAACGAGCTGGAGGGATTACAAACATTTGGTTTACCAATATTCCTGAAATGCCATCCATTTTTATACTCATTTCTAGAGGAATCATGGGGGCAGCAGAAGTATCTTCTAAATTTGCTTTAAGTTCTAATAATTTATCTTTTAATGTTGTTCTTGCTCCTTCAATATCTGATTCACTATATTTAAGTTTACAATAAGTTCCAGTTATAAGACGTGATAATTGATCATCAGGAGAATTTTCTGTAGCATCTTCAAGATCAATATCTTCATTACTTGCAGGTGCTGCAGGTGTTTGTTGTGTTCCTCCAGCGGCCCCCTCATCTCCTTCAGTAGAATCTACTTTAGCAGGCATAATTCTATCCTTAACATAGGCATTCCACTGACCAACAGAACTAGCATCTGTTGTTGCTTGTTTTTGACTTGTTCCTCCTGCTTGAGCTCCAATAACTAACATAGATGCTAATTGAGGAGATATTTTTGAAGAAAAACTATAGTTTTGTACAATTGAATTTAAACCAATAACATCAATTGTTGAAGGTATAGGTTGTTCTAATCTTTGTTCATCCGTTATTTGTATGCAATAAGATTCATCTAAAAAGGCTACTCTAAATTCGTTAACACCTCCTAAAGATTTATTAACATCTGTAAGAATATCGTTTAAAAATCTATCTAATCTAACTTCTTTTTTATCACTACTACCAGCTAAAGAATCCATTTTATTTACAATATACTCTATATTGAGTAAAATGTTCATAATACGACCTTTATTTTCACCAGCATAAAATCCTAATCCGGCATTTTGAATTGTTTTACTTAATTTGTCTTGTTCTGGTTTATATAAGTTATTAGAAGCTATTAGTTTTTGAGTGTTTATGTCTTGGTCTCGGGTAAGATAATTTCCTTTTTCATCTTTTACAAGTGCAGCATCTTCAAAGAGGAAGCCTTCAACTTTAAGAGATCCTTTAAATAAAGCATTATTTAGTTCTGGTCCATTAGCAATATCAACTAAACACACATTAGGATCTACTGAAACTGCCCAAGGATAAGCAAAGCAAAAATTAGTTCTATTATTAAAATCTAGATATATAAAAGGTCTTGTATCTTTAGCTTTTGCCTCTCCATTAGAACTATTATATAATACACCTGATGATTGTATAATTGCTAGTAAATATCCAAAAGGAATATAAACTCTAGGAAGTTGATCTTTTGTTGTAGCCGTAGCAGATGCACCTCCTTCATCAGGATTAGTTACATAAGCAACAGTAAGGTATTGAAATAAATTAGTAGTAATTGCAGGAATTTTATCTATAGGAGTAGTTCCTGATATAGCAGCGGCATTATTTCCTTTTAAAGCTAAATTATTTCCTGTAACAGAATTTCCACTTAGTTTTAAAAATTTGTATGTTTTATTTTGAGTAAAAATTTCATTAGTAAGAGTAGGAGTTGTTGATGCTCTCATAGCCTTAGTAGCATCTCCCCCTTCTTCTAAACCAGAAGCAGGATTAGTTACTTGTTGATTTACTAAAGCATCCTCATATATTCTATATAAATGTCTGTGAATAATCGAATTATTTCTTGAAGCAATAACCCCTGGAAGTAATGCTTTTGCAGGATCTTCAACTGCTTGAGCAGCATTACCTGTACCTTCAGTTGTAGCTGATGCTCCATCTGCTGGAGGTGTAGGTGGTGCTGCAGGAGGTGTTTCGGCATTTCCTGCATTTTGAGCTAAAAATTCTTCGTATATTTTAATCTTTTTTGGGTTTACTGGAGGGACATTTGGGGTTGTATAATTAATACTTATAGATTCAAGTACTGATCCAGGACCCATTACTTTTAAGTCAATATCATAACTACCATCATTGCTTGTAGTCCAAGAATAATTAATTACTGTACCAAACAAAGCATCATAGTTGCCTCCTGTTTTTGATCTTTGAGAGGTAATATTTTGAGCAATTTGTTCTTTACTATTAATGTTAAATACATCTAAAAGTTTAGGAGTTGAAACAAATTTACCACTATTATCAATATAAGGAACATGTCCAAACTCAACTATAACAGACATTCCTAAGTGTAAATACAATGTCTCAATAATATTAAATTGTTCAAGATCGTATGTTTTAATCTTAATATTTGCTGTCTTTAAGGCGCCAAAAGGACCTGAACACTCAATACTAAAGCCAGTAATACCAGGCATTGGTTTTAGTCCCATACCATAGGCATCCCCATTTTGAAATCCTACACCATATGCTTTATCTGCTCCTACTCCACTTCTTAAAGTAGATCCATTATTTAAAGAAGCATCAGCAAACACAACACCACCTTGTAAAACATATTTTTTAGCTAACCCTGATCCTGCTCCATACTTATTAGCAAGAGGATTAGGTTGTTTTTCAGTACTTGGTCGAATTTGAATATTAGATGTAACTCTTACCCATCCACTTCTATTAGTTAACCATTCTAATTCTTGAGGAGTGCGTTGAACAAAAGGGTCATTACCTCCCCCTTTAGATAAAATTTCAGCTCTTTTAGCTAATTGATCTTTAACATAGCCAAAAAAAGTTTTTCCTATAACATTAGTATAATCTGGAATGCCGCTCATTATTATAACGAAGTTGAATTATCTTTATTATATTCTGCTAACACTAAACTTAAATTAGCAGGTATTCTTATTTGTACTCCTTCACCAGGATATAAAGAATCTCCTGGTAAATTGTTGGCCATAGCAAGTACCCACCACAATGTTGAATCACCATAAAAATCATTAGCAATTAAATCTAAACGATCTGTTGTTTTAGTGATAATATAATTATCTTGTGATGTAGTAGTTATATTAGGATAATAAGTTGGACGATAATACTGTGTACCTACAGGTCTAGCTGAAGGTGATTTATCATCACTTATTAGTGTTTTTTCAATCGGTATAAATAGATATCTATCTGACATAAAAAATTATTTTACTCCTGCTACTTCACTTAAGAATCTATTATTCTTATCAGCTGGGGTTATTAATGCTACACCGGCTCCTCTTCTTGGCAATATACTCATAATTGGTGTAAATGCCAAACTTATTTTTAAAAGTTGAGGTAATTCATACATATCAGTATCTGCTCCTCGTTCTGGTTCAGTCATTGCTATTTCCCAAGCTGCATCGTCAGGAACAGTAATGTTTACTGATTTTAATAAACCAGGTACTCTATATAAATAATCTCCGAATGTCAATAATACAATGTTACCTCTCATTAAACCAGAAGAGTTGTAATCAGGATAACACAATGAAGCTAAATAGTTAGCTTTTTGATAAATACGTTTCATTTCAGGTCTTGAAAGAGCAGGAAGTTGAAAACTTAATCCTACTTCTCTTGAAAAACCTTGGTAAGTATAAAATTGATCACCTCTACCAGTATATCTGAAACCATTCCATTCTGCACCATGATTATCAGTAAATCCATTTACATAAGCACGTAAGTGAATTTTAGTTGTGTTTACTGGATTGTCATTGTCTACTCCTTCAATACAGAATTTAACTAAATCTCTAGCACTACCTTGTCCAGGAATAAGAGAACTAGTTAATGATGTCATAGTTACTTTATCCTGTGTAGCAGAATTAGTATTAGTAATTTTAGTACGATCTAATATAGTTAAACCAGAATCAGCATAACCAATTCTTCCTTGCATGTTTATACTAGGACTTTTATAGTCATAGCTATACAATGAAGTATCACCTATTTGGTTATCAATTAATATTTTTCTAAAATCTTGAGGAATTTGTCCTCTATTATTTTTAGCGTTGGCTCCTCTTTGTTTAATTAAATTATAAGTAAAAGTATATCCAGCGGGAGAAGAAAAATTTGGATCACTTCCATTGCTTTCTATATCTTTACTTCTACTTTCTTGTATTGGGGGTGAATCAAGAGATTCATATAATTTGTAAGCTGTTTTTGCTCCGCCAGGTTCGTCTGTTGGAGTTGATTTTGATGGGCGAACAAATGAACCACTAAATATTACTGGGTAAGGAGTAGATTCATAATTACTTCTAGAAACTATCCTTTGTTGATTAATTGTTATAAGATTCTGTCCATTAGCTTCAATTCCACTTACTACCGCTATTCTAGATTCAGAAACAAATATATCTTGTGCCGCTGTATATCTTGAAAAATCAAATACTGGTTTTGAACCTGTTATTAAACGAAAATCTACAGGACGTGGATTTTTAGAAAAATTATTTACTACAACGTCTGATTGTTGTCCTATGTTATTTAAGTAATAACTACCTTGAGCTTGTACGTATCCAGGATTAAAAATATCTCCACTTTGAGACATATAAGCATTAGAAGCAGTAATATATTTTCTATAATCCAAAGTAGGAACAGGACGAGTTCCAAACAAAAATGGATTTTGTGTTATAGAAGCAGATGATGGAGTAGTAGTTTCAAATCTAGGAATAGTTGTTTTTCCTATTCCGTATGTTGTTTCTGGTCCATTAGAGTATTCAAATAAATTAAGTTGTGTTTTATTATCTAAACCTAATTTTTTTACTAATAACGGATCTACCTCTCCTGCGTTTGTGTTGATTTTAAGTTTGTATAAAGCAACTAATCGGTTTGTAGCAACGTTATTAGTTACTACTTGTTGACCAACAACATAAGCATATTTTAATTGGTCATTAGTGTTAGGAGAAATACCTGGTCTATCCCAATGTAATCCTGTACCTTGAACTCCAATTTGAGCTAAGGTATTTGTTGGGACATAAACCTGAGTGTAAGGGGTACTGCCTAAAACACTACCTACTTCCGTTCTAGGATTTGATAGTTGAAGACCTACTTGTTTTGCAATAAAGAAAGGTCCGCGTTGTAAATCTCCAAAAAATTTAGTAATACGTAAAGTATCAGTTACTATATCAGTAACTGCTTTAGCACCCCCTCTAATTGGAAAGTCTATACTATATTTTCCTGCAGCAAACGCTAATTGTTGTGCTGCTGTGTCGTTTTGGGGTAAATACGTTTTAATGTAAGGAAGCCCACTATTGCCGCCTCCAGGGCGGTCATTACCAAACTTTAAGTTTGTTAAATCTGATTTTAGATCTATTAAGGGCATTCACGTGTTATTGAGGTTTTTTATCCAAATACTTTTCTGGGTTTGCCACTGGTAAATCTAATAATGATTTTTCCAATCCTTTTACTGTTTGATTAGTAGAAGATGGCAAAGCATTTGCAGGAGTATCGGGAGTTTTGCCCTGTAAGCTTAATGTTGAGTTTGTTACTTGATCAAGAATCTGTGCCATGTTTTTGTTATTTTATATAAATATTTTATTATCCTGTTCTTCGAGCAGTTACAGCCATTGGTGTCTGTATTTTCTGCGCTATTTGTGTACTATCTAAATATACTTCAACTGAGCGATTTACTATACCATCTACTGCAGCTTTAACTTCATTAATTGCAGCTACTAAAGGACCTATATCTATTGATCCTCCACCACCACCTCCTGTAGCAGCACCACCACCTTTACCTTTTCCACCTAAATCAGTTCCAGCAATAACTGTATCTTTATCATTTAATGCAATAGCACCTTCAGGTGCCATTAATGTTCTTTTACCATATCCTGGTGATACAACGTCATCTCCTTTAGTCATTAACTTCATACCTAAACCTACTACAGCGGCGGCTGCAGCAGCACCAAGAGCCCAACCTACAAAAGGAATAGCAGCGGCTGATGAATAAACTTTCATAGCTGCTTGGCCTATACTTTTGAAGAAATCTTTAATAGTTAAAACTAATCCTTTTTGTTTAAGGGTTAAACTTATACTTTCATAAACATTTTGAAGTTTTTGGAATAAAGCTATTCCTTTTTGTACTACAAAATCTTTTGCAGATACTAAACTTTTTCTTATTCTTGTTAGTAATCCTGCTTGTTCGGTTGCATTTTGTTCTTGTTGAACAAGTAATGTAGATTGATCAGTAACAAGTTGTTCTTTACCAGTTAATGCTTTCCATTTAGCTACAGCCCATTCTTTAAGAGCTATAGCATATGCTCGTGTTTTAGTAGCAAGAGATTGACCTTCTAAATCTTTACTTAATGTTTTAAAAGAAATTCCTTGTTTTTCTCTTGCTAATTCTACTCCCATCTGTGCTATTACTTTGTCACCCAAAAGTAAATTTTTCATTTTTATAAAACCTTCTTGTATAGCTAATCCTAATTTTTTGCCTTGTAAACCAGCAGTTATAGTTTCAGCTAATTGGATTCCTTTAGCTGCGGTCCAAATAGTTCCAAATATACCTCCTATAATCATAAGAGGAGTTTTCATAAAAGATAAAGCTTTGAATATATCATTTATTACACCTAAAGCACTTGATAAACCATCTAATAAAGCTCCAATAGGACCACCAACTAAACTAGCAATAATATCTTTAAATTTCTGCCCTGCTTGTGCTAATTTTTCTTCAGTATCAAGTTGCATTTCAGCTAACTTTAATGCTTTATCATTACCAGCATTTTTTTCTATTAAATCAGCTTGTTCATCCTTACCTGCAGCTCGCAATTCTGCTACTTTATCACGTTGATCCTTAGTTAACTTACCTAAACGTTCTTGTTGAGTTAATGTTTTAGCTAAGTCATCAGCTGACATATTCATTGATTTAGCTAATGCCTCTTGTTGAATACGGTTTAATTGTTGAAACTCAGCAATGCCACCAACGTTTTTAAGCATTTCTTCAGCTGCTTCTGCTGTTTTACCTTGCAGCGCTAATTCACGAGCTTTACTTAATTCTATGTCTTTGCCTATAAGCATTTCTGCTTCGTACTCATTAGCTAATGATGATTCAATATCAAGTAAACCATCAGTAATTGACTTTGTTTGTTGCAAAGTCATACCTAATTCTTTTGCCTTTTTTACTGCACCAGCAATTAAAATAGGATCATTTTTATAAAATGCAGCTAATTGACCTTCTGTTTTAGCTACTTCTTGTAATAATTTTTTATTACTAATTAAGCCTTTATTTGCTTTAGTAATTTCATATACTATTTTTTCTTGACTTTTTCCTGTTGTCAAAGAAAATTGAGATAATTTAGCTGCTTCTTCTCCTGATAGTCCTAGTTTTTTAGTTAAGTCAATTTGTCCTTGAGTTAATTCATCACTTAATATAGCACTAGTATCTAATTCATCATTAAGTTGTTGTTGTGCCTCAATTATATTTTTAGAGTTAAAATATAAATTATTAGAAGCATTAGAAGCATGTTCTATATGATGAACTAATCCACGAGCAGCGTCACCTGCTACACCATAGTTTTTTCCTAATTCAGATGCGGTTTTATTAAAGTGTAAACCAATATCAATTAGTTTTTTACCTAATGCTATTAATAAAAGAAACTTACCAACAGGATCTGCTAATGCTTGTCCTATTCCACTAAATACTCCTTTGATTCCTGTACCTAATACTTGTAATTGACTTCCTGACTTAGCTGCTTCTCTTAGTTTTTTACCCATGTCTTCAAAGTATTCACTTTGAATTCCAATTTTTTCAAGGGCACCAGTAATTCCTTTAAATAAATTACCAGTAATACCAAGAGTTTTTTGTAGTTTCTTTTCTTCTTCTACTTCTTTTGCAGTTAAAGGAACTATTTTATTTAAATAACTTTCTTGATCTGCTAAAGCACTATTAATTTCATTCTGATAAGCTAAATTCTTTGCTAATTCATCAGCCTCAGACTTAGATAATTCACCTGATCTTTGTTTATTTTTAAGGGTTGTTTCTTGTGCTTTTGCTTCTAATAGATTCGCTTTTAACGAATCCATTTCTTTACCAACTTTCTTTTGTAGTTCTTTTAATTGCTTAACAGTTAAAACATTTTCCTCAGATTTATGTTCTTGTATCTTACGAGAATAATCTTCTAATTTGCTAAAATTACGAGTTAATAAAGTAGAAGCTTTAGTACTACCATTAATATCAGCTATAACATTTTTTAAAGTATCAGATATATTACCAAATGCATTTTTTAGATCATTAACTTCATCCTGCATTAATTGTACTTGCTTATTAGCATTATCAATGTTATTACCCATTGATGATATTAAAGCATTAACATCTCCAAAGCCTTGTCCACCTAAACGTTTAACTTCTTCGTTTAGCTCACGCATTTTCTTTTTTGCGTCTTCTAATGCTTGAGCGGTATTTTGTGCTGAATTATCGGCCATTTATCTAGTATATGATGGATATAAATATTAACAGCGCCTATTTTTTGGGCGCTGTTACTGTTGTATAAGTTGATTTTGGTGCTATGTTTGGTCGAGCTATTTCAGTTTTTGATGAATTTTTATTAGTCATAATATTATTTTGAGTTTCTATTTGTTCATTCTGCTCATCATAATATTTTTTTAATGAATTAAACGTAAAGTTTCTTAACCAAATAGGCATATTATATATGGT